AATGGTAGATGTTAAAAAAATACTTGCACATTTAAATGAAGTATTTGAAAAGAAAAATGACCTTATACCTACTTTTAGTTTACATGGTAAAGAGTATGGTTTTATACCTTCATTAGATGAAATGACTTTAGGGGAGTACATTGATTTAGATGAAACTATGACTGACTGGGAAAAGATGCACAAAGCTATGGGGGTTTTATATAGACCAGTTATTTACAAAAAAGGTAGCAGGTATAAGATAGAAGAATATACAGGTGCAGAAAATAATGAGAAGTTTAAAGATATGCCATTAAACATAGTTATGGGTGCATTAGTTTTTTTTTGGAATTTAAACAACGAATTACTACAAACTACCCTGAACTATTTGAAGAAGGAAACGAGGGAAACGAACATGGAAGCACACAGAATTTTGCAAGAAAGTGGGGGTGGTATTCAAGCATCTATGGACTTACTAAAGGGGATGTTTCCAAATATGACAGTATCACTAAATTAAATGTACACCAATGTTTAATGTTTTTGGCATTTGAAAAAGAAAAAGTACAATTAGAAAGACAGCAAATAAAAAGTAAACAAAGATGACAAAGTTTTACGATGTACTGGAAAAAATAAAAACAAAGCTGATAGCAGAACCATTTTGTAATACAGTAAGCTATGGTAGTTTAGATGATATAGATTTAAACAAACAAAGTATATTCCCTTTATCACATATAATAGTAAATAACTGTAACGTAGCCACAAACACATTAACATTTAATATTAGTGTACTTGCAATGGATATTGTAGATGAAAGTAAAAAAGAAACTACAGATATATTTGTAGGTAACGATAATGAACAAGATGTATTAAATACCCAATTATCTATACTTAATAGATTAATGGCATTATTACAAAGGGGTGATCTATATACAGAAGGTTATCAAGTAGAAGGTCAGGTAGGGTGTGAACCATTTGTGGACAGGTTTGAAAACAAACTTGCAGGATGGGTAGCTACATTTGATTTAATTGTACAAAACGATATGACAACATGCTAACAAAAGGGAAAAAAGCAAGAACAGCTTTAGATAAATTTAGAAGGTTTGTAGTACAAGAAAGTAAAAACAATCTTAAAAAACAAAACAAAAACGTAACAAGTAACTTACTTAATAGTATAAGTTCTAAATTAAAAGAAAGTGAAAATAGTTTTAGTTTAGAATTCTTTATGGAAGAATATGGATATTACCAAGACAGGGGTGTAAAAGGAAAAACAAGCACATACCCTGAAATAGCAAAATTTGGTACACTTGCAAAATTTGGTAGTGGTAAAGGTAAAAAAGGTGGTCTTACTGAAGGTATAAAAAATTGGGTAAAAAGAAAAAGATTTCAATTTCAAGATAAAAAAACAAAAAGATTTTTAAGTTATAATTCTACAGCATTTCTTATAACAAGGTCAATATGGAACAAAGGGTTAAAACCAAGTTTGTTTTTTACCAAACCTTTTGAAAAGGCATTTAAGCAACTACCTGAAAAGTTAGTAAATGCTTATGCACTTGAACTTGAAGATTTTATTAAATTTAGTTTAAGCAAAAAATGAGTACAAAAATAAATTCAAGAAGCCCATTTTACATAACAGCTACTGAACCTACAGTATCAGAAGGTGCATTTAGTTGTAATACAGCAGGACTTGCAAACTTTAGTGTAGAAAGTAATGGTACTATTATAAACCCAACAATACTTAAAGGCACAATTATAGCACAAGATCATATAGAGTTTTCACCATTGGGTGCAAGTGATTCAGCAACCCCAAGAACTGTAAACTACACAATAAAAATACCTGATAACTTTACAAATACTACAGATGGCACAATAATATGCCCACAAACATTTACACAGTTACCCCCAACTACTTGTGTAGCATCAACTAATAATAACATGGCAGTATTTACTACAGGTTCACCTATTGGCAACCTTACAAACGTATCTACAGGTAGTACAGTTTCACTTGGTAGTTTCTTTTCAAATGGTACAAGTGCAACTATTACAAGCTATGAGGTTTTAAATTATCAAGGTGTAGCAATAGATGCAGTTCTTACAGGTACAGTACCAAACCAAACACTTACTTTTTCTACTTCATCATCTTGTGTAAGTGGTACATTCAAAGTAAGGGCAAGAAATAGTGTAGATGCCTGTATAACAGATAGTAATGATTTTACAGTAGCTTCAGCATGTACAAAATCTTTACATTGTACAACACAAGATGCTACTACAGATGCAATAGCTTTAACAGGTGGTGCAGTAAGTTCTACAGGGGTAGTATCAATTCCTATTTATAGTGTGGGTGATTTAACAAGAGTAAACATAAAAACTATAGCAGGGGTATCGAACACTACAGATATAACAAGTGATGTAAGTGCAGGTAATGCAGTATCAGCTTTAAATAACACTACAGGTTCAAATAGGGAAATAGTATTAACATTTAGGTTTGAAGTACCATCAGGTTATAGTAATGCAGGTGCTTTTTTAGATTGTGATGATACATTTGACCAACCTGCAACAACCACACCTGAACTTGTTTGTACAGATGATATTATAAGCTATCATGGTTTTAGAATTACTACAAATGGTGGAATAGAAAAAGGTAGAGTAGATGTAAATGGGGTAACTGCTGCACTTATAAGAACTACTACAGACCAAAGTGATGGTTTAGGTGGATTCAAAAGTTCTTTTGATACTGTAACTACAGCCCAACCAAGAACAATAAAAATATCTTTTATAGTACCAAGTGGTTTTAGTAATACTGGGCAAATATTAAATGCAAGTAATGGAGGGTGTGATGTTTCAGGATTTACCCAACCCCCAATAAGTAACCCTTGTGATATTACACACCCAAACTTTCTTTTGTCTGTAGATTCTTTTAATGCGAAAAATGGTTTTTGTGATAGGGCTGAACCTTATCCAATAAACAATTCAGTAACTATAAACAGTTCAGATACTTCAGAAAGTAGTATAGTAGAAGGTAATATTGTATGTCATAATGGAAGCACACTAAATGGTGGTAATGAATATTTTGCTGTATCAGCCACAGGTGGTAGGGCAGGTAAAACTACTGGTACATTTATAGTAATTAGAATAGATGAAAATGGTGTAATAACTGACATTGATAGAAAAATAAATTGTGGTAGTGATATAGGATTTGATAATGTAATATAGTATGGCTTTAAAAAGTGCAAGATTAGAAATTTATATATATAGTGGTACAGCAGGTAGCTATACTTCAAGCGATCTAAAATATACTTTAGATAAAGATAGGATTACAAGCCAAAGTAATATAATTTTTGAAATAGGTAATTTAGTAAGGGATTATATTACCCATGATTTTAATAACGATTATGCAAGTGTTACTAAATGGGTTACTGTAGTTAAAAGATTATTTGATTCTACTACAAGTTTAGAATTTACAAGTGGTTCACCAGTAACTACTAACTTTTTAGCGTTAGATGGGTTTGGTACTTTTGAAGATGAAATAAACCCCCAACTATCTACCAATGCTTTAATATCAGCAGACAATATATATTTACCTGAAAATACAGCAGGTAAGTTACCAATATTTGCAGAAGGTGTAGGTAAGGTTGTAATAGATAGTAGCACAACACAAATAACAGATAGTGGTAATACTAACCAAAAAATACAATACATAACCATACCTGCTAACACAAGCACAATACAAGTATTTGATACAGATGATTCAACTGTAAGAAAAACAATTACAGTAAACAACGTATGTGAACCTAAATACACTTCTTATAAGGTAACATTTGTAAATAAGTTTGGTGCTTATGAAGATTTATATTTTTTCAAAAAAACTACAGAAACTTTTACAGTATCAGATGAAACACACAAAACAAATAATATAGATGTATCAACTGTTACTTACCCAACTTACAAAGGACAACAGCAAAGGTATAACGTAAATGCTATTACAAACTTACAAATGAATACAGGGTTTATAAAAGAAGATGCAACTAAAACTATAGAAGAATTATTTTTAAGTGAAAATGTATATATAAGGTTTGAAGGTAAAACATTACCTATAATACCAAGAAGTAAATCATTTTTACACAAAACAAGTTTGAATGATAAACTAATAAATTATACAGTAGATTTTGAATTTGCATTTAATCTTATAAACAATGTTAGGTAATGGTTCAACTGCAATTATTTATAGAGGGAGAACAAGTAGAATTACATGATAATGAAAGTGTAACACTTACACAGTCATTACAAGATATTTTGGATATACAAAAAGTATTTACAGAATTTACAAGAACTTTTAATGTACCTGCTTCTAAAAATAATAACAAAATATTTAAACACTTTTACAACCCTGATTTATTAGCAATTAATTTTAGCCCAAAGGATAAAAAGAAAGCAGAATTATTTTTAAACTACAAGCCATTTAAAAAAGGTTTTGTTAAGTACGAAAGTGTACAAATGACAAATAACGAACCTGAAAACTACAGATTAACTTTTTTTGGTGAAGGTATAAGTATAAAAGATTTATTTAAAGATGATAAACTACAAGATATTACAGAACTAAACAAGTTTTTAACTTATTCAGGTAGTGAAGTAATAGCACAAATGCAAGATGGCAGGGATTATAATATAAATGGTGAAGATGTTACAGATGCACTTATATACCCCCTAATAACACATACAGATAGATTAATATATAATAGTGGTGATGATACAGCAGGTACTAAAAACTTATATGTGGGTAGTAATTCACATGGTTTACTATTTGACCAATTAAAACCTGCATTTAGAGTACATGGTATTATACTGGCAATACAAAAACATTATAATATAACTTTCAGTAATGATTTTTTTGTAAATACAAATCCTGCTTACTTTAACTTGTACTTATGGATGCATAAACAAAAGGGTACTATATTAAATGAAGATAATGCACCTACAGCTTCTTTACATAGTGGTGCTTGGACTGGTATAACTTCTACTTATGATACTTTTGATCCTATAAGGGCTTTGAGTTTAAAAGGTAATCCTACACTTGGAGTACCCACAGGTTTTTATGCACAAGGCAACCAATATAAAAACAATAAATTCTATACAGGTAATAGGTTTATGCAACTTGAAGTAAGTGTAGATGTTGGTGTAGAATACACTATTGAAATACAACAAACATTAGGTGGTAACAGTTCAGTATTCCATGAAAGTACACAAACCAGTACAGGTACAGATAAAGTAATAAAATTATCAGACCAAAAGAAGTTAGAAAAAGGTTTTGCATATAGTGTAAGAATAAGGTGTTCTTTAGGTAAAACATTTACTGTAACCATGAGTATATTTGAAAGCACAAAAACCAATGGTAACTTTGCGAGTGCAACAAACACATTTGATACTACAGTAACAAAAAATATATTCTTAAAAGATAATATGCCTGATATTAAGGTAATAGATTTTTTAACTGCACTATTTAAGATGTTTAATTTAACTTCTTTCTTTTCAGATAACACAATAAAAGTACAACCCCTACAGGATTTTTATGCAGCAAGTACAGTAGTACATGATATAACAGAACATTTAGATTTAGAAACTTCAGAAGTTACCCTACCCATACCATACGATAATATTAGTTTTAATTATGCAGGTAACGAAACATTTTTTACAGCTTTTCATAACCAATATACAGGTATTAAATGGGGGCATTTAAGCACTTCTATATTAGAAGAAGTTACAAACAAAGAATATAAAATTACACTACCATTTGAACACATGAAGTTCGAAAGGTTAAGAAATGTAACAGGTAATGCAAACACAGATATACAATGGGGTTGGAGTGTAAACACAGAACAAGAAAGCATACTTACAAAACCCACACTATTTTATGCACATAAAATTACAAGTGGTACTGCTATAGGAGTTTTAGAAAGTGTAGGGGGTTCAGTAACAAGTGTAAACAATTATTATATACCTTCTAATTTATCTGATCCTACAAGTGATACACAAAGCATACATTGGGGTGCAGAACAAAATGAGTACACAAATGCAAGTGCAGATAAAAGTTTATTTGCTACTTACTATAGGGATTACATTACAGAAATATTTGATGATAGTAGAAGAATATTTAAGTTCAAAGCATACTTACCAATAAGTATTTTACTGAATTTACAACTAAACGATAGAATAATTATTTTCAATACGTTATACAAGATTAACAAGATTGTAACAAATTTTGAAACAGGTTTAAGTAACCTTGAACTGCTAAATGAAATTAGTGATTTTGATGTACCAATAGATAATGTTATAAATGATGCAATAAAAACTATAGATAATACTGCACTAACAGCAGATAGTACAATAGTAACAGCAGATAATACAATATTTAGATTATGATAGAACACATATTAGATATGTTAGAAATAGCAAAACAAGAAAAGAAGATAGGTAAGTACACTTATATAGCACTTGGTAAGCATAATTTACCTACAAGTTTTGTAGAAGGTTATAAACAAGTAAAATTAAATATATGGCACAAAAAGCAATAATACAGGTAGACATACAAGAAGGTGCAGCGAAGAAAGACCTAAAAGATTTAAAAGAAGGTATTGATAAGGTCAATAAAGCACAAGTAAACCAAACTAAAGCTACAAAAGAAGCAAGTAAAGAAATGGTTAGTTATGGTGGTGCAGTAGATGGGGTTACTGGTGGTGCTGTTACAAAGTTTAGAGCATTAGCAGGTGGTATAAAAGCTGCAACTGCTTCTACAAAAGCATTTAGGATTGCCTTGATAGCAACAGGTATAGGTGCATTTGTTGTTGCTATAGGTACACTTGTTGCCAACCTACAAAATAGTGAAGCAGGATTTAACAGGGTACAAAAACTTCTAAAACAAGTAGGTGTAGTTGCAGGTAATGTTACTGATATATTCTTTTCATTAGGTACTTCTTTATTTGGTTTAGTTACTGGTGATTTTGAATTGATGACTAAAAGTTTTGATGAAGCTACAGATAGAATAAAAAACTTTGGTGAAGAAACTAAAAGGGAAATAAAAATACAGGGTGATCTTGCAGACCAACAAGCTGAACTTACCAAAATAGAAAGACAACTAACTGTAGATAGAGCAGAAGCAAATAGAAAAAGAGCAGAGTTATTAGAAAAATCAGCAGATAGAGAAAACTTTACTGCAAAACAAAGAATTAAATTTTTAGAAGAAGCAGGTAAAATAGATGAAGAAATTACAAATGCTGAAATAAAAGCTGCTGAAATAAGATTAAATTTAAAGGTAGAAGAAAACAAATTAAGTGAAAGTTCTAAAGAAGATTTAGATGAAGAAGCAAGATTAAAAGCAGAACTTACAAATCTTGAAACAGCAAGGTTAAGAAAACAAAGAGCAGTTACTGCACAAATAACTACAGCATTACGAGAAGAACAAGCTGAAAGAAAAGCTATAAGAACCAAAGAGGAAGCAGAACAAAAAGCTGAAGATGCAAAACTACAGGCAAAGATAGAAAAAGAAAAAGCAGATGAACTTACAAGGTTAGAAGCAATAGATAAAATACAAAAAGAATTTAAACTTAAAAAAGAAGATGAAGAAGCTATACTTGAAAGTGAAAAGTTAGAATTAGAACAAGCAAGGAAATTACAAGAACTTACAGATTTAGAAGCTACAGAAGAACAAAAAGCAAGTATAATTAGTTTCTTTGGTGCTAAAATACAAAAGGCAAAAGATGATGAAGCTAAACAAGAAAAAGCAAGGGAAGAATTACTTACTAAACAAAAGTTAGCTCTAACTTCAAATACACTTGGTCAGGTATCACAGTTATTAGGTGAAAATACAGCAGCAGGTAAAGCAGCAGCAGTAGCACAAGCTATTATAAATTCTTATTTAGGTTTTACAGAAGTGTTAGCCAATAAAACAACTATACCTGAACCTTTTGGTAGTATACAAAAAGTAGTTAGTGCAGCATCTATACTTGCAAGTGGTATAAAAACTGTAAGGCAAATCACAAGTGTTAAAACACCTAATACTGGTGGTGGTGGTATAAGTGTAGGTAGTGCAAGGGGATCAACAGCAGCCCCAACACCTGCAACACCCCCTGCATTTAATGTAGTAGGTGCATCAGATACTAACCAACTTGCAGAAGCAATAAGTGGTAGGGAACAAAAACCTGTAAAAGCATTTGTGGTTAGTAGTGATGTAAGTAATGCACAAAGTTTAGATAGGAATATAATTGAAACTGCAAGTATTGGGTAACAAAACAAATAAATAATTATTGTTATAATATGGATATAATAGAACTTTTTATAGATGAAGAAGATGAAGTAAGTGGCATTGATGCAGTAAGTTTAGTAGAAAACCCTGCAATAGAAGAAGATTTTATAGCACTTAAATCACAAGAATATAAGTTTGCAGAAGTAGACAAAGAAAAACGTATAATTATGGGTGCAGCACTTGTACCTAACAAACCTATTTTAAGAACTAAAAATGATGAACCTTACTATATATATTTCAGTAGGGAAACAGTAAGAAAAGCAAGTGAACTATTTTTTATAAGAGGTAACAGTAAAAAATCTACACTTGAACATAAAGTACCCCTTGAAGGTTTAACAGCAGTTGAAACTTGGATAGTAGAAGATTTAGAAAAAGACAAAAGCAGGTTGTATGATATGGAAGTACCTCTTGGTACATGGATGTTATCAATGAAAGTTTTAAACGATGATATTTGGAACAACTACATAAAAACAGGAAAAGTAAAAGGTTTTAGTATTGAAGGTTACTTTGCAGACAAGTTAGAAAGACCAAATGAACCAAACAAGTTAGAACAAATACAAGAAGAAGAAGCAGAATTTTTATTAGGACAAGTAAAAGCAATAATAAAAAAAGATAAAAGATTAAAGAAGGGTAAAAGAATTGAATTTGAAAGTTATAGTGATTACCCCAATGCAGTAAAAAACAACGCACAAAGAGGTATAGATTTAAATGCAAAAGTAAATAATAAATGTGCAACCCAAGTTGGAAAAATTAGAGCTTCACAATTAGCACAAGGTAAACCTATAAGTATAGAAACTATAAAAAGAATGTATAGCTTTTTATCAAGAGCAGGTGAATACTATGATGAAGGAAATACAGAAGCATGTGGTACTATTAGTTATTTACTTTGGGGTGGTAAAGCAGGTTTAAGATGGAGTGAAAGCAAACTAAAAGAACTTGAAATGTTAGCTGAAGTTGGTAAAAGAGGTGGTATAAAAAAAAGCCCTAAAGCCCCAAAATCAGATACACCAAACCCCAAACCAAAAGGAGAAGGTACAGCAAAAGGTGATGCTTCTACAAGTAGGGGTGCAAAAGTATCTAAACAAGATGAAGAAACTTTAAGACAAAAAGCTAAAGAATTTAACGAAAGATATAAAAAGAAACTTGGTTATGGTGCAAACGTAGGAACACTAAAAGCTGTTTTCCAAAGGGGGTTAGGTGCATTTAATGTTTCCCACAGCCCAAAAGTTAAAAGTGCATCACAATGGAGTTTTGCAAGAGTAAATGCCTTTTTATATTTACTTAAAAATGGTAGACCACAAAACCCAAAGTACACAGGTGATTTTGATTTATTACCTGCTAAACACCCTAAAAGCCCTAAAAAATGAGAACACTATATATAGATGAATACAAACCTTGTAACACAGATGGTAAAAGAGCATGTTTATGCCCTGATGGTAAAACCTATTCAAGAAGGTGCTGTGATGGCAGTTTTCAAGCACAAGGTATAGGATCAGTTACAGGTACAAGTTAAAAATACAACAAACAAAACTAAATTTTATTGTAATATTATGAAGGCAGATAATATGTTAGGAAAAATCAAAGAACTGTTAAACATTGAAGCACAAGTAGAAAAAGTAGAACTTGAACAAGCAACATTAGAAAATGGTACTGTTATAGAAAGTGAAAACTTTGAAGCAGGTAGTGAAGTGTTTATAGTAACAGAAGATGAAAAGGTAGCTTTACCTGTTGGTGAATATACTTTAGAAGATGGTGAAAAATTAATAGTAAAAGAAGAAGGCATTATAGCTTCTATTGGTGCAGAAGAAGAAAAAGAAGAAGAACCTAAAGAAGTTGCTGCTGAAGAAAATTTAAATACTGATAATATGAAAAATAAAGAAGTTGTACAAGAAGTACAAGAAAATCTTGAAGAAGAAAAGAAAGAAGAAATGCAGTATGCAACTAAAGAAGAGCTTGCTTCACTTCAAGATGAAATAAAAGAAATCAAAGGAATGATTGAAAAAATGGGTAAAAAAGAGGAAGAAATGAGTGCTGAAGATAAACCCATAGAAGAAAAAGAAGAACTTTCAGCAGTTGAAAAAGTAAAACATAACCCTGAAGAAGAAGTAAAAACTGAACCTGTATTTATGAGCAGAAGAGGTGAAACAACTTTTGATAGAGTTATGCGTAGAATTAATAACATATAATAATTTAGAAAATGGCAACGAGTATTAGCACCAGTTATAGTGGCGAATTTGCAGGCAAGTACATCTCTGCAGCACTACTTTCTGGAAAAACTTTAGGTGAAGAAACAATAACAATTTTACCTAATATAGTGCATAAGCAAATTATGCAAAAAGTAAGCAGTAATGATATCGTAAAAAATGGAGTTTGCGACTACAGCGACAGTTCAACTTTGACCTTAAGCGAAAGAACGCTGACTTTAGAGGATTTTATGGTAAATGTTACTGTATGTAAAAAAGATTTCTTAAACACATGGCAAGCAGCAGAAGTTGGTTTAGGTGGTTTAGGTAGAGAGTTACCAAAATCTTTTGCAGATTTTATTATAGGACATTTTTCAGCTAAAGTGGCACAAAGAATGGAAACTAATATATGGGCAGGAGTAAATGGTACAGCAGGACAATTTGATGGATTTAAAGCACTTCTTGCTGCTGATAGTGATGTAGTAGATGTAACTGCTACAGATGTAAATAGTGGTAATGTTATTACAGAATTAGGTAAAGTTGCTGATGCAATTCCAAGTGCTGTTTATGGACAAGAAGATACTACTATATGGGTAGCAACAAATGTTTACAGAAGCTATATTAGAGCATTAGGTGGTTTTGGTGCTTCAGGATTAGGTGCAGCAGGTTATGAAGATAGAGGTAACAACCAAATCATAACACCTGCATACTTTGATGGTATTAAAATTTCACATGCACAAGGTTTAGGAACTAACGAAATGGTTGCAGGACAAAAAAGTAACTTTTTCTTTGGTACTTCTTTACTAAATGACTTGAATGAAGTAAAAGTAATTGACATGAGTGATATTGATGGTTCACAAAATGTTAGATTTGTAATGAGATTTCAAGCAGGTGTTCAATTTGGTGTAGGTTCTGATTGCGTTCAGTACACATAGAATACTAATTAATTAACTATAAAAGGGTAGGTAGGGTTTATATCTATCTACCTTTTTTTTTAAAAATATAATATTATGGCATGTAATTTAACAAGGGGTAGAAAAGAACCATGTAAAGATGTAGTTGGTGGTATTAAGGGTGTATACTTTTTTGATTTTGGATCAATAACAGCAGGTTTTGATGGTGTTGATACAGATGTAATAGATGATTTAGGTGCAGTTACTTGTTTTAACTATGAAGTAAAGGGTAACAGTAGTTTTGAACAAACTATAACAAGTTCAAGAGAAAATGGTACAACTTTTTTCGAGCAAACACTAAATCTTACACTAAAAAAACTAACAGTACAAGACCATAAAGAGCTTCGTTTAGTGAGTTATGGTAGACCTCATGTGGTAATAGAAGATTACAATGGTAATGCTTTTATGATGGGGTTAGAGCATGGTGCAGATGTTTCAGGTGGTACTATAGTTACTGGTGCAGCTATGGGTGATTTAAGTGGTTATACACTTACACTAACAGCACAAGAACTAAAACCTGCTAACTTTTTAGAAGGTGCAACTTCAGCAAACCCATTTGCAGGGTTATCTAACACAGTAACAGTAACAGAAGGTACAAACAGTTAGGATTTGATTTTTTTGTTTTATGGAAGGGTGGCAATAGCTGCCCTTTTTTTTTAATGCGAATTTACTGTTCGCATATAGTTCGCATATTTGTATTGTCAATATTGGCATACAATTAATAAGAGGTGTTAAGAGCATCACAAAGTTTTCAATAATATAGATAAATTAAAAAAAGAATTAGTTACAGTAGAAGATTGTGATAATATGCTTGAAAAATTAGAAATAGTAGATTTTTTAGTAGGAATAGCAAATGAAGCATATCAAGATGATTTTGTAGAAAGGGCTGAAGAATTAGAAATTGTTATAGATAATATTAAAGAAAAATTTAATATACCAAAATTTAGTTCTTTAGGGTATGAAGATGAATGGAAATGGCATTTATGTGATATAAGAAAAAAATTACTTGAAAAAAGAAAAAATAATCCAATTTACCAACTTGAAAATAATTTTAAAAAATCAATTTTATATGGTGGCTTTTTTAGAAAATAAGTATGTGTGTTTTTAATTTTGGGGGTAGCAATAGTGTTACCCTTTTTTTTATAACATATTGTTACAGATATAACATTTACATATAAAATTGTTACAAAACTATATTTATTTGGTTGTCAACAAGTTATTAACTATATTGTATGTGAACTGTTAAGTTCAGTTCTTTGAAATATTGTTTAACTAAATTATTATAAAATGGAAAATGATTATATTTATGATGATGGTGGCAGACACCAGTACTTTAGAATGAAGTACAAAAAAGACAGAATTGGTGATTGTGTAGTAAGGGCATTAGCAATAGCTACAGGTGAAGATTACCAAGATGTTAGAACAGAACTTTGGGAAACTTCATTTAAAAATGGATACATGCCAAACTCTAATGAAAACTATGAGCAGTTTTTATTGAAAAGGGGTTTTATACCTGAAAAAAAGATTAAGGGTTTTAATCTTGGTAGATACCCTGCTTGTCAAGATTGCACTTATGTAGTTAGGTTGTCAAGGCATGTGGTATGTTTAGATCAAGGGCTTGTAAGGGATATATGGGATTGCAGGGCTTGGTATCCATATAAAACTTGGAGAAAGCCATAGTAGTTATGGGGGTGGAAACACCCCCTTTTTAAAAATTAACTTAAAATTATAAAAATGAAAAATAAACAAGAAAATAAAAAATTTTGGTTGTATTTAACTGAAGATGAAGTTGAAACTGTGATAATTGCATTACAGGAATCAAAATTACCTATAACAAGAGATAATGGCTGGAATGAGGAAAGTCGAAAGGTTGAGGAAAAAATACAACAGGCAAAATTTAGACAACGATAGGTAACCAACAAGGGTAGCAGAAATGTTGCCCTTTTTTTATTTAACAAAATAGAAGTACTTTTATTGTATATATATGATAGTTTTACAAAGTTCAGGTAGTAGCCAAACATTTAGTTTTATTCCAAGAACATACACTTCAGGAAACACTTATACAATTAAGATAAACAACGAAAGCACAAACAAAGAAGTGTTTAGTCAAACATCTACAAGTTTTACAGAAGTAAATTACTATTACCAGTACAGCAATACTTTTACTTTAGTAGAAGATACTTTTTATACTTTAGAAATTACAGAAGGTAGTACACTAATTTTTAGAGATAAAATATTTTGCACTAATCAAACAGTAGCAGATTTTACAATAAATCAAAACCAGTACACTACCAACACAACAACTAACGAATTTGTATTTATATAAACATGGATAACATACACATAGTAAACTTATCGACCTACAACAAACCTAAAGTAGTAGAAGATAAAAGAAAAGAATGGGTAGCTTATGGTGATGATAACAATTACTACAAATACCTTATAGACCTTTTTACAAGTTCTACAACAAACAATGCAGTAATAAATGGTATAAGTAATATGATTTATGGCAAGGGTTTAGATGCACTTGATAGTAATACAAAAACAGATGAATATGCAGCACTTAAAAGTATATTTAACAATGAGTGCTTAAAGAAAATTGCACTTGATCTTAAACTACTTGGTGAAGCATGTTTTCAAGTTTTATACCAAAATGGTAAAGTAATAAAAGCTGAACATTTTCCAAGACAAACTTTAAGACCTGAAAAGATGAATGAAGAAGGTGATATAGAAGCATACTATTATGCACCTGATTGGGAGAAGGTAAAACAAAATACCAAACTAAAAAAAATTGCAAACTTTGGTTATGGTAATGGTACTGAACCTGAAATTAAAGTAGTTAAAAAATATGTATCAGGTTATGATTATATATGTCCAGTAGATTATCAAGGTGCATTGGCTTACTGTGAATTAGAAAGTGAAATATCTGATTTCCTTATAAATGATGTACAATGTAATTTTAGTGGTACTAAAGTAGTAAACTTTAACAATGGTGTGCCTGATAGGGAAAAACAGCTACAGATTAAAAGTGAGGTTATGGCTAAACTTACAGGTAGTAGGGGTGAAAAAGTTATAGTAGCATTTAACAACAATGCAGAAAGTAAAACTACTGTAGATGATATACCTTTAGATGATGCACCTGCACACTATGAATATTTAGCTAATGAATGTATTAGAAAAATACTTATGGGGCATAGGGTTACAAGCCCATTACTATTAGGTGTAAGAGATGGTAATAGTGGTTTAGGTAATAATGCAGATGAAATTAAAACTGCAAGTTTATTGTTTAACAACATAACTATTAAACCTTATCAAGACCAAATAATAGAATGTGTAAACCACATATTAGCAGTAAATGAAATAAGTTTAAAACTTTACTTTAGAACCTTGCAACCTTTAGAATTTATTGATACAGATAATGCAGTAACACAAGAAGCTAAAGAAGAAGAAACTGGTGTAAAGTTAGCCAGTCAAGTAGTAAATAAAGATTTTGCTATTATAGATGATAGGTTAGCATATAGCACACCTGAAAAAGCTGAAGAAATGGCAAAAAATATTGGCTGTGAAGGTATCCATGTGCATCAGTATATGGACAAAGAATGGTATATGCCTTGTGAATTTCATAATAAAGAAGATTTACAAAAATACAAATGCCCAAAGGGTTACAAAAAAAACTACCAAACACATAGGTGTGAAAAAATGACTGAAGCAAGTGATGAACAATTATTAGCACTTATTGAAGGCAAAGGTGAAGATGAAAAAGAATTACTTAAAAGTGGGTATGTATTAGTAGATGAAAGAAAAGTAATAGATTCAGAAGAAAATGATTTAGATGAGCAATTACAACTTGCAAGAGTACCAAGAGATACAGCTACAAACAAAAGTGAATATGATGGTAAAACAAATGATGGTGAAGATTATATAGTAAGATACCAATATGCACCCCAAGCTGTAAGTAATAATTCAAGAGAATTTTGTAGGAAAATGGTAAGTGCTGCCAAGATATATAGAAAAGAAGATTTAGATAAAGAAAGTGGTGCAAATAAAGAACTTGCTGCAAAAAATGAAAGCACTTATAACTTATTTTTATGGAAAGGTGGGGCAAACTGCAAACACTATTGGTTAAGAAAAACTTACATGAAAGAAAAAGAAGGTGTAAAGATTGATCCCAATAACCCGAATGCAATACCAATATATAGGGCTGAAAGAAATAAAAAAGGAATAACACCCCCTAATGAACCAAGAGAAGTAGGAATAAAACCTGCTGATTTACCAAACAAAGGATATAAAAACCCAAGATAATGGCAGAAGCACTATTAATAACAAGAAAAGATGTAGTAAAATTTACTTCAGTTTCAGGTAATCTTGATACAGATACTTTTATAATGAGAGTAAAGATTGCACAAGATAAACATATAGAAAATTATTTAGGTACAGATTTACTTGAAAGTATACAGGCAAAAATTGTAGCAGGTACACTTACTGGTGATTACCAAACATTGGTAAATGATTATGTGAAACCCTGCCTTATACATTGGACTATGGTAGAAATGTTACCATTTAGTGCTTATACTATAGCAAACAAAGGTGTATTTAAACACAATAGTGAAAATGCAGAAAATGCTTCTAAAGAAGAAGTAGATTACCTTTTAGAAAAAGAAAGAAATACAGCACAATACTATACAAACAGGTTAATAGATTATTTAAGTTTTAATGCACCAAGTAAGTTCCCTGAATACTACACTTCTACAAATGAAGATGTACACCCTGATAAAGATGCAAGTTTTGAAGGTTGGGTATTATGAAATATAAAGCCAAAGAAAATAACATTAAGAAACTTACAGAATACTTAAACAAAAAAGTATATAACAAAAACCAACAAAATTTATTGTATAAATATGGCAAACACAATAAACTGGGGTAGAATTTATTGCTTTACAGAATTTGGTGATGAAGATAACACCATAGCAGAAAGCATACCAAGTTTTAGTTCACCTGAATGTTTTTTGTTGCCATTAACAGGTAGTTTAATAGAAACTAAAGCATTTACTGTAGATACAACTGTACAAAGAGCAGATTCACTTACATTAACTGCTGACCAAACAGAAATAACACTATAAAAAAAATATAATATGTCGAAAAAACAAGTAGATTTAGGAACTGCAAATCAGGGTGATGGTACACCTATTAGGACTGCATTTGGTTTTCTAAACGATAACCATACTGAATTATATTCTTTATTGGGTGATGGTACAACACTATCAGTTACAGGTGATGTAGCAATAAGTTCAGGTGCAGCAACAATACAAGCAGGTTCAGTAGAAAATTCAATGTTAGCAGATGATGCAGTAGGTGCAGATGAACTTGCAAGTAATGCAGTAGTAACAGCATCTATAGTAGATGACAATGTAACACCTGCAAAAATTAACATTTTAGATGATTCATTAGCAGCCACAGATGCACATATAATGGTAGGAGATGGTACAGATTTTTCTAACGTAGCAGTAAGTGGTGATATAGCAATAACAAATACAGGTGCAACTACTATACAGGCAGGTGCAGTTGAAAACTCAATGATAGCTGACAATGCAGTAGATCATGATGAATTAGCAAATAGATTTGCAAATAGAATAGAATTAAATGGTACAGGTAATTTATCAATAGAATGTGATGATGCAAGTGTATTTTTACTTACAGGTAATGTTGCAACTGCTACCTATACATTCAATGATATGAAACAAAACCAAGTTATAGATTTAATTCTTTCAGGTACATTATCAAGTGCAGCAATTACATTTGCAGGTGGCACAGGATTAGGAACTACAACCTTTAATAAAGTAGGTACTACAAGTTTAAGTACAAGTGCAACAAACCATATTTCTATGATATGTGTAAAAGAAGATAGTGGTAGTTCAATAGTAAATTATACAGTAAACACTTATACAAGTGATGATAACCCAGATGCATCTTAATTATGAAAGCAAGAATAGTAAAAGGTAAAATAATAAAGTACCCAAAGTTACCAAGTAGTTTTGGCAATACAATAATAGGATTTGATAAATTAGATAGTAGTGTACACGAAAGTGCAGGTTTTTATGATATTATAACACCAAGTTATGATAACAAAACACAATACATAAGTAACTTACACACCATAGATGATTATGAAGATGTAGATGGCAAAAAGAGAACTGTATTTATTTATGATGTAAAAACTAAAACATTTAGTCAAACACTTGCAGAATTAAAAAAAGATAAATTGCAAGAATTAAAAGCAAAGGCACACACAAAACTGCAAGGTAGTGATTGGTATGTAACAAGAAAAGCAGAAAAAGGTACTGCAATACCTGATGATATAGAAACAGAAAGAGATAACATAAGAAGTACAGTAGATACAAAAGAAAGCGAGATTAAAGCACTTACAAAAAAAGTAGATGTTTTTAACTACGATACAACTTTATAATTATGCCTACTAACAGAAGAATATTATCACAAGATGCAGCAGTAGCAGCCGTAACAGATTCAGCACAAGGTTTAGTTGCACGTATAGATGCAAACGATGAAGATAGTATAGAAAGTGGTGGTGCAAATACAGGTGCAGCGGGTACTACTATTTTTGATATAGCCAACCACGATTTAAATGTGCCTTTAATAGACAAGGGTACAGATTTAGTTTTACACCTAAATGCAAGTGATACTAATTCTTATGAAAGTGGTGATGGATCAGTATGGACAGATTTAAGCAGCGATGGAAACAATGGTGCAATAGATGGTGCTGCCTTTGGAAGCGATTTGAGAGGGTATTTCGATTTTGATGGCACAAATGATGAAGTAGAAGTAGGTGCAGATGCAGACCTAACAAATAATACAAGTAATATTTCAGCAGAAGTTTGGTTTAATGCCGATAGTGCAAGTGGTACGGAATATATATTTTATCAAACTAATGGAACGGCAGGACAAACCCATCAATGGATTATATTTAGAAATGCTACGAATATATATATTTATATTTATGGAACAGCTGGTAATACAACTTTAGAAAGTTTAGGTGGAATTACGCAGGGAGAGTGGACTCACGTAGCTTTTACTTATGATGGCTCTAATGTAAAAGGTTATGTAAATGGAACATTAAAACAAACAACAGCAAGAACAGCAAATGTAAACTCTTCAACCGATGGAAAAACATTTCTTGGTAGTAATGGGAGTGGTAATTATTTTGAAGGAAAAATAGCAGTAGCAAGGTATTACAAAACGGCTTTGACTGCATCAGAAATAGCACAAAACTTTAGAGCAAATTGTTTTTTAAGTTATAATTCTATTTATTCTACTGATTTAGTAACGAATTTAGATGCTGCTAATTACACAAGTGGAAATTGGGCAGATAGTGTAGGCAGTAATGATGGGACTTTAAACAATATGACTGCTGGTGATAATTTTGACAAAGAATTAGGCAACTATTTTGAGTTAAATGGTAGCAATGAATACATAAGTATAGGTGCAACTGGAACACTTGATACTGGTAACGTTAAAAGTTTTGAATTTTGGTTTCAAGCAGATGGAGCTTCAGCAGGGCATATTTTAACAAGGTCAACATCAAGTTCAAGTTTTAATCCAAGAGCTTATGCTTTTCGTGTAAATACCGGAAATTTTGATGCATTTTTTTATTCTGGAACCAGTAATAAATTTAGTGCAGGTGATGATGCATTTGCTGTTACTACAGGAGAATGGACTCATGTAGTCGTAACTATAGCAGGAACAACAAGTGGTAGTGCTGCAAAAGTTTATAAAAATGGAATTGAAGTTGCATCAGGTACGCTAAGTGGGGATGTTGGTACAGATTCAAGTTTTTTGACTGACATAGGTAGAAGAAATTTTAGTTCTGCTGATTATTTTGATGGCAAAATTGGTGCTGTAAAGTTTCATAGTTCAGCACTTACACCTGCACAAGTAGCACAAAACTATTTAGCTACAAAAAATGATTATCCTAATGGACATAATGGTACACTAACAAGCGTAAGTTTAATAACAGGAACACCAAGTTATATAGATTTTACAGCAGGACAAACTTCAGGAGATTATATAGATTTAGGCAGCACAATATCTTTCCCAAGACAATTTAGCGTAACACATTGGGTTAATTTTCACGCATTAACGACTCTTCAACATTTAAGTAGTTATTACGGGGGTGGACATTTGTATTATTTTAGAACTGATGGAAGTGCTGGTAAATTAGATTGGAATATTTATGGAACAGGAACAACTACACAAATAACTGCTTCAGATACACAGAATATTGTTTTAAACACCACAGAATGGCAATTAGTAACAGGAACTTGTGATTTTGATGGTACGATAAAAATATATATAGATAAAACATTATCGGCAAGTAAAACTAATAATGCAACAGCACCAAACACTAAAACTGCAAGTGATGAATTGTATGTTGGTGGTTTAAACTTGTCAGATACTTATTCAATGGGTGCAGATTTTGGTGCATTTAGATTTTACGATAAAGAATTAACTTCAGCAGAAATAGATGCAATATTTGATGCTGAAAAAGCAACATACGGAAGATCGTGATACAAGATTTAAGGACATACGGACTTTCAGCATTTGCGTTAATATTTAGTTCAATGCCACAAATAAATGTTTATTTGCAAACAGCAGTTCTTGTACTTACAATAGTTTTAGTAGTAATACAGATATACCAAAAAACAAAATGATACCAAAGAATGGCACTTTTAGATTCTTATTACACTTTTCAGGTGCATTACTTGTGTTTTTTCTGATAGTAGGCATACTGGTATATTTAACAGAATACACTATACCTGAAGAAAATGCTTCTATAGTAAACACACTAATAGGTATGATAGCTGCAAGTGTAGCCATGATTATTTCAACTATTACAGGTAGAAACCCTGATGAACTTGAAAGTGCAAAGAAAAAAATAAGTTCCCTTGAAATGAAAGTAGATATGCTTGTAAGCCAAAAAGATAGTTTAGAAAATTTAGTTATAGAAATGCAAAAAGATAGTATAGAAAAGTTATCTTTGATGAGTACAGTATGGATTGATGATTTAAGAAAAAATGACACTAAAAAACTTTAAACTTGAAGAATTTGATAGCCCTGATTTTAAAGGTTCAGGTAAAAATATGGATGCTGATTTTATGCAGTTACTTGACAGGGCAAGAACTGAAGCAGGAATACCATTTAAAATCAATAGTGGATATAGAACAGAAAGCCATAATGCAAAAGTGGGTGGAAAACCTAAAACAAATACAAGCAAAGGAAGTAGCCACATGTATGGACTTGCAGCAGATATTGCCTGTACAGATTCTGTTACAAGACAAAAAATACTTACAGCACTTATTAAAGTTGGATTTACAAGAGCAGGTATTGCCCAGTCATTCGTGCATGTCGATTATGATAATTCTAAACCAAATGCAATTTGGCTTTATAGCTGAAACTGCTTTAGTAGGAAATACACATGATAAAATTACTGTTAGGTTTATTAAAAGGTGGTAACAAAGAAAAATCTAATTTAGGTTCACTTGCTTGGGAAATAAGAGAAGCCATAAAAGGTAAAGAACTTGATCCAAACGAACTTATACAAATACAAACAAAGATAAATGAAATTGAAGCAAAACACAGAAGTGTTTTTGTTGCAGGTTGGCGACCTTTTGTTGGTTGGGTTTGTGGTGTAGCACTTGCATATAATTTTATAATTAGAGATTTATTTATATGGGCTTTACAACCTGAAGAAGTACCCCCTGCTTTACAGATGGAACACTTGATGACTGTACTAATGGGCATGTTAGGGTTAGGTGGTTTAAGAACATTTGAAAAAATCAAGGACAAAACAAGATAATGGCAAGACAGCAAATAAGCACTTATAAGGCAAGAAAAAAAGTAAAACGACCAAATGTGCATGCCAAGACCAAAACAAGCAAAATAAAGGGTTCTAAACACTACAGAAAGGCATACAGGGGGCAGGGTAGATAGCAAACTTGACTTTGTAAAAAAAAACGACTAACTTTGGTGGGTTAGTGGGAATATATGCCTAAAAAGAAATTAAGCAAAAGTAAACTTATTAAAAAACTTGATAGAATATTTAGTATATATGTAAGGTTGTTTAACGCTGATAAAAATGGAAATTGCAAGTGTATTACTTGTGGTAAACAACAACACTATAAACAACTACATGCAGGACATTTTATAAGTAGAAGGCACTTATGTACAAGGTGGGATTTAAACAACGTTAAACCACAATGTGTATATTGTAATACTTACCAACAAGGTAGACAATATGAGTTTAGTTTACAACTTGGTAAAAAGTTATCACAAGATTTATTAAAAAAAAGCAAAGAAGTTTGTAAGTTTGCACCAAGTGATATTGAAGAATTAATTAACCACTACACTACAAAGGTTAAGAATATTACTTAATGTTTCTTATTTATAATTGTTTAAATGTGGGGGTATGAAAGTACCCCTTTTTTTATTCACTAATTTTTTGTAACTTGGTTGATAATTTTAAAATAAATAATTATGGATAAAACACAAATGTATATTATAAAACAAAGTTCTATTAAGACAGCAGCAGATTTTTTTGCAAGGTGTAGTAATAGTGGATGCAAACATAGTGATGCTAATTTAGAAGATGTATTTAAGTTTGCAGATCGTATTGTAGATTGGGTAATAAGTGAAGGTGTAAAAACTACTAACTTGGTAGATGACCTACCTAAAATACCTGATGAACAAAAAAAGTGGTTAAATAGAGGTACACCTGAATATAGTGCTATGATAGAGTACAAAAAAAAAGGTGGTAGTGTAAAACAAATCAGAAACCAGTTTAAAGTAAGTAAAGAAATTGAAACAGAATTATCAAAAATATAAATATGTACAAAGTAGAAGGACAAATAAAACAAATAAACAATTTGCAAAAGTTGGAAGGCGATACAGGATTGAACCAAGTGCAAACCATGATATTAGAAACGAAGGATAAATACCCACAAAAATTACCTATTGAATTTTGGAATAAAACAATAGAAACTTTAAGCCAATATAAAGTAGGTGATACTGTTACTGTAAGCATGAATGTAAATAGTAATAAATGGAAAGATAGATTCTTTGTAAAGCTAAAAGGTTTTAAAATAGAAACTGGTAATGAAGTTACCAATACAGAACAAAACCCTGACAGGGAAATAGAAGTAGATTTACCATTTTAAATATAGGGGGTTTTTACCCCCTTTTTTTTATGATAATAAGAGCAACTGAAATAAAAAACAAACTTCTTGATATAAAGTTTGGTAGGGTAAAAGAAGGTTTAAAAATTGGTATACCTGAAATAGATGAATACATAAGGTTAAAACTTAATGGCAATACTACACTACTTATTGGTCATGCAAACGTAGGTAAAACAAGTGTAGCAATTTACTTACTAACTGTATGGGCTGTACTACATAAAACTAAAACACTTATATGGAGTTCTGAAAATACAGTAGATTCTATTGTAAGAAAGATAATAGAATTTAAAATGGGTAAACCTATAAGCGTAGCAAGTGAAGTAGAAATACAAACTGCACTTGGTTGGTGTGATGACTATTTTAAAATTATAGATGTAGATGAATTGTACACTTATAAAGATTTACTTGCAGAAGCAAATGCAATCAAAGATGCTTGGGATTACAATTTATGTTTAATTGATCCATACAATAGTTTAGCTAAAGAACCCCAAGATATAAAAAGTTTGGGTGGTCATGAATATGATTACATGGTACTTACTGAATTAAGATTATTTGCAAAGAAAAGGGGTATAAGTTTGTTTTTAAATTGTCATGGTAATAGTGAAGCATTAAGAAGAACACACCCAAAAAGCCATGAATATGAAAATTTACCTGTACCTTTAGGTATGGCAAGTATAGAAGGTGGTGGCAAGTTTGGCAATAGGTTTAATGATTGCTACTGCATACACAGATATACAGGACACCCTACCGAATGGATGTTTACACACCTGCATGTTTTAAAAGTAAAGGAAACAGAAACAGGTGGTAGATGCACACCATTCGAACAACCAGTAAAAATTAGAATGAAAATAAACAATGTAGGTTTTGAGTTCGCAGGACAAGATATACTACATAACAAAAAGAATATAAAACAGGTAATGTTTTGATACATATAGTGATAACACTTTTGATATTAACAACTGCAGCTATGTACTGGAGTAATATAGTAGATGGTAATGTAAGTATTGCACCTATCATTGGTTTGATGTTTGGCTGTTTATATTCTTACCAACAATTAGAAGAAGAAACTGAATACACTTTACAATTTTGTTTATTTATAGTAAGTATTACAGTAGAATGGAAAAGTACAAATGGATTGAAAAAGTAGCCAAGTATCATAATGACTGGATTAAAATAGTAAATACTTTTGGTGAATATAATTATGCAGAAGATATAGTACAACTTTCTTATTTAGCACTTATGAGATATGCAAGTGAAAACAAAGTAATAAAAAATGGTAAGGTAAGCAGGGGTTATATGTACTTTACATTACGATCACTTTTTTACCAGTATTACAATAAAAAGAAAAAAGTAAAAAAATATAGTATAGATAATGGTGAATATGATATACAACTTCCCTACCAAGACAATATAGAAGAAAACGAAGCATACCACAAAATTTGTAATTTAGTAGATAATGTTACAGATACATGGCATTGGTATGATAAAAAATTATGGAAGCTATACAGCCAAACAGATATGAGTATAAGAAAACTTGCAAGTGAAACTAAAATAAGTTGGGTAAGCATATTCAACAGTTTAAAACATTTAAAGAAAGACATAAAACATAAACTTGCAGAAGATTGGGAAGATTTTAAAAATAATGATTTTGATAAAATAAAATAATGGCAAAGAAGAATTACAAAAAATACAAAGAGAAATACGATAAAAAAAGTAAAGGTGTAGGGGATACAGTAGAAAAAATTACAACGGCTACAGGTATAAAAAAAGTAGTTAAATTTATAGCAGGTGATGATTGTGGATGTGATGAAAGAAAAGATAAACTAAACTTACTATTTCCCTATAACAAACCTGAATGCTTTACAGAAGAAGAATATAATTACATGACAGAAAAAATAAACAATTCTACCATTACTGTAGAAGAACAAGAAAATATTTTAAAAATATACAATAGGGTATTTAAAGAAAATGTTTCTACTACATCTTGTAGTTCTTGTTTTGTACATAATGTTTGGAACAAATTAAAAAGAATATATAAAGAATACGAATAAAACTATGGAAGATTATATAAATAAGAAATTAAATAATTTAGATGATTTAAGAACAGATAAAGCATTACTTAATATTTGGAACATTATAAAAAAATGGAGTGAAGCAAAACCTGACCATCAAGAACTAAATATAATTAAAGAAGAACTTACAGAACTGGGTTTACTTATTGCAAAAAAGAAAGTAGAAGAAGGTAATTTAAGGACTGCATTAAGTGATTACAGGTTAAGGTTAGCAAAAGCAGAAAGTACAGTATGATGATAGATTGGCAGCAGTTTGTTACTGGTTATGTAGTGTTAAGAGTTTTAGAATATTTAATAATATATTTTTATAGATTATGAAAAAAGTAGTAGATGAAATGACTGGTTTAGTGTATGTACAAAATACAACTTCAGAAGAAAAGGTACAGTACATAAAACTAAAATCACAAATAAAAAAGATGATAAGTAAACTTGAAGAAGTTTTAGAAGATTTGAAAAATATATAGTTTGTAATTTGTTAATAAAATAGTATCTTTATAAAAAACAATTATGATTAAGTTGCTAAACAATGAAACTTGGGGTAAAGAAGAAATACTAACTGAAATGGTTAGTGATACTTTCTACTATGAACATTTAGGTAAGTATGCTTTAAGCAGTAGTGCATTAAGTAACCTTTTAAAAAGTGCAAAAACCTACAGGCAAAGTTTGAATTTTGCAGGTGAAGAAACTACAGCACTAATGATTGGTAAGGTTTTTCATTGGATGATATTAGAACCCCAAAAAATGGACAATGTACAAGTATTAGATGTATCAAGTAGAAACACAAAAGCATACAAAGAAGCAAAAGAAAAACACCACCATATACTACTTAAAAAAGAAGTAGCAGATGTAGAACATATAGCAGATGCAGTTTTACAAAACGAAGTAGTAAAGGGTTATTTAAAAAATGCAGAATTTGAAGTACCTGCTATAGAAATGATAGATGGGTTACCTTTCAGGGGTAAGGCAGATATTATAAAAGGTAGAACAATTATAGATTTAAAAACCACTTCTACTAACCTAAAAGATTTTGGATATTCAGCAGATAAATACAATTATGATATGCAATGTTATTTGTACATGAAATTATTTAAAGCAACTGATTTTAAATTTATAGTAGTAAATAAACAAACAAAAGATATTGGTGTATTTGAAACAAGCCAAGAATTTCATGAAAAGGGTGGTACAAAATTTAAACAAGCTGTAAGTGTTTACAGGCATTTTTTTGAACAAGAAAATAATTTAGATCAATACGTTTTAAGAGGTATATTATGAAACAATTACAAGAATTAGTAGAAAAAAGAATTAAAGAAATAAAAGAAACAGAAGTAGTAAAACAACCTAAAGAAGAAAGAAAAACTTTACCTGTATATTCAGGGGTGTTAAAATACTTTCCTGATGCTATAAAAGAAATAGCAAGATGCAGTTACAAAGGTAACCTACAACATAACCCCAATAAAAAACTACATTGGGATAGAAGCAAAAGTGGTGATGAACTTGATGCACTTACAAGGCATTTACTACAAGCAGGTACACTTGATACAGATGGTGTAAGCCATAGTGTTAAGGTAGCATGGCGAGCATTAGCTTACCTGCAAAAAGAAATTGAAAGTGGTGAAGAAATAATTTGAAACTTAATACTATACATGAATTTTACCTTCTTACCCTACAGGATATAGATGATGGTGCAACCAAACAAGAACTACTAAAAATAGTAGAAATGTATGAACAGCAAGAAATGTATGAAGCATGTGCAGGTATGATAAAAGCAATAAAAGAAAGTTATGATTAAAAAAATTAAAGAATTAGTAGAAACAGAAACAGGTATAGAAGATATATCATTAAAGAAAAGAACACAACCTTATGTAGAAGCAAGGGTGTTATATTCTAACCTTGCACTTAAACATACAAAGCTATCTTGTAAAAGAATAGGTGAAGAAATAAACAGGGATCACAGTAGCGTAGTACACCACAAAAAAGTATTTACACAATGGCTACACCTTAAAAAGTTTTATGCACAAAACCTAAACAGCTACAAAACACTTGAAAGTATGTTAGAAGAAGAAAAGGTAGTAGATACAAATGCTATAGATTTATACAGAAAGTACAAAAGAGAAAGTAAGATACTACTAAAACAAAACAAAGAACTTCTTAAAAAACTTGAAGAAAAGCAAAAAGAAATAGATAGGTTAAAAAAGTATGAACCTATATGGTAAACAATTATTAAAATAAACAAAATGGACAACAGAGAAGAACAAGTATTAAAAAGAGATTACAAAATTTTAAAAGATGGAACATTACTAAACCCTTTTGGTAAAAGAGTAGGTAGTGTAAGTGGCAAAGGTTATTTAAAAATACAAGTAACATTGTTTGATTTAAAAGAACAAAAAAATAAAGTAAAAGAAGTTTTTTTACATAGAATACAAGCATTTAAAAAGTATGGTAAACAACTATACAAAGAAGGGGTAAATGTTAGGCATTTAGATGACAATAAATTAAATAATAGTTATTCTAATATTGCAATAGGTAGTGCAAAAGATAATTACCATGATAGAGGATGGGAAGCTATAAATAAATTACAAAGAAAAGCTACTATGGCAAGTATGAAATATACAGAAGAAGATATAGAGAAAGCAAAACAACATTATAAAACATCTTTAAACCTAAAAGAAACTGCAAAAAAATTTAACATACCACACACTACTTTGCACTATAGGTTTTACGGAAAGAAAAAACAAGTAAGGTAGTAAATGAAAGTTTTAGAATTATTTGCAGGTAGTAGAAGTATAGGCAAAGTTGCAGAAGAATTAGGGTACGAAGTTTTTAGTACAGATGTAAATAATTTTGATGGTATAGATTATGTTGTAGATATACTAAACTTTGACATAAATAAAATACCATTTGCACCTGACATTGTTTGGGCTTCACCACCATGTACTGCTTTTACAGTTGCAAGAATAGGTATTAACTGGCACAAAGACCACACCCCAAAAACAGAAAAAGCAAAGTTTGGTTTGAAACTTGTAGAAAAAACATTAGATATAATAAATAAAATAAACCCAAAGTATTACTATATAGAAAACCCAAGAGGTAAGTTAAGAAAATTAGATGTTGTAAAAGGTTTACCAAGAACTACTGTATGGTATTGTAAATATGGTGATACAAGGGCTAAACCTACTGATATTTGGACAAATAATTTAAAAAGTATATTTAATCCTAATGGTTGGTTGCCAAGATCAGAATGTTTTAATGGAAATAAAAATTGCCATCATGAAGCAGCACCAAGAGGTAGTAGAACTGGCACACAAGGATTAAAAGGTAATTATGACAGAAGTAAAATACCTGTAGAACTTTGTAAAGAAATACTACTATCTGTTTAACAAAACACTATTTTTTTTATTGTATATTTGATTAATCAACTTTTTTCAAGATGACAAAGGAAATTGCACAGGAGTTAGAAAAGTATGTACAAACAATTAAAAATAGATATTCAATAAAAAACAGGGCGGGTAATTATAACCAAGAAAGTTTTGACATAAAAGAAACTATACCAACTTCAGATCATACAGCAACAGTTATATTTGAAAAGAGTACAGGTAAATTTGCATGTTTCTTTTTTTACTACATAAATAAAGGATTATCAAAAGGGTGGAAATATTTTGTACCTACAGATAGCCACATAACAGGAATGAGGGCTTTTGAATATTATAAAATAAACGTAGAAAGGGAAAACTACAAGTATAATTTTAACTATAGCAAATAAATACAGATATGGCACATGGGGGTAAAAGGCAAGGGGCAGGAAGAAAATCTAAAGCAGAAGAAATAGATTTAATAGAAAAACTATCACCATTAGAACCTGAAGCATTTGCAGCTTTAACTAAAGGAATACAAAAAGGGGATTTTAAGTTTGTACAATTATTTTATAATTACTGGGCAGGTAAACCAAAAGAAACAAAAGATATAACCATAAACGAAGATGTACCTTTGTGGTTAGAAGATTAGATGTTTAAAAAAACACAAGCACTATATAAATTACTGGAGTTAAAGAACAGGGTAAGGATTGTATGTGGGGGTACTTCAGCAGGTAAAACAATTTGCATATTACTTATATTAATACAAGATTCAATAAAAAATAAAGGTAGGGAAGTATCAGTAGTAGCTTCTACTGTACCTGCACTTCGCAGGGGTGTACTAAAAGATTTTCTAAAGATTATGAAAACTACAAATAGATACAAAGAAGAAAGTTTTAATAAAACCACACTTAAATACACTTTTAGTAATGGCAGCTATATAGAATTTTTTAGTATAGATCAACCTGATAAGATAAGAGGTAGTAGAAGAACAGATTTATTTATAAACGAATGTAACACTATACCAAATGGTTTTGAAAGCTACCAACAATTAGCCATAAGAACTTCAGGTAAGATATGGTTAGATTACAACCCCACCAGTTTGTTTTGGGTAGACAAAGAATTAAAAGGGCAAGTAGATACAGATTTTGTAAGATTAACATACAAAGACAACAACACACTACCTGAAGGTATAATAAAGGAATTAGAAAAGGCAAGAGATAAAGCCAAGACAAGTAGCTACTGGGAAAACTGGACAAGGGTTTATTTAGATGGGCTTACAGGGGCTTTACAAGGTGTTTGCATACCTGATTGGCAAGAGATAGACAAACTGCCCACAGAAGCTAAATTATTAGGTTATGGTATGGACTTCGGTTATGTTGATCCTACTACAATAATTGCACTATACAAATGGAACAATGCTTATATATTTGATGAAGTATTATACAAAAGTAATATGGTGTTAAGAGATGTAAGTTTGTTTCTTACACAAAACAATATAAAAGAAAACATAATAGCAGACCATGCAGAACCTAAAAGTATAGCTACCTTGTCAATGGATGGTCACAAGATATACCCCTGCACTAAAGGTAGGGATAGTGTTACCTATGGTATAAACATGATAAACCAAAATGAAATATATGTAACAAGTAATAGTAAGAATTTAAAAAGAGAACTACAAGGTTATGTGTGGGCAAGGGATAAAGAAGGTAACACAATAGAAAAACCAACTGGGGTTCATCCAGATTGCATTGATGCATGCAGGTATATTTTAACAGACCATTTAAGTACCCCAAAAGGGGAATATTATATTTATTAAAAAAAATTAGTTAATATTTGGTTGATAAGTAAAAAGGTTGTATATTTATATTATAAAACAATTAAAAATGAGAAATTTAGAACAAATAGTATTTAACAAAATAAAAAATATTACAACAAACGAAGGTGCTTTTGCTGATAAGAAAATAAAACCTTATGCTAATTATACTTTAGATTCAATTAAAAAATATACAACTTTTTATGATGTTATAGATGTAATTAAAAAAGGTTATGATATTGATTTGGCAATTAACACTTACCTTAAAAAAGGATTTTAATTTACAGGGGTAGCAATACCCCTTTTTTATTAACTTTAAAAAAACAATTATGGAAAAACTAAATTTAACTGAAAAAAAATTACTTGATAATATATTGCAATATGCAGTAAATAGTGATGACTATGAAAGTTATGCACCAGTAATACAAAATATATATACAAAATTAAATTTAAACAAATAAAACAATTATGGATAAAATTATACAATATTCAGAAAATTTAAATTTTACTTCTGCTTCAGGTAAAACCTTTAGTAAAACAATTATTAGATTAAATAAGAAAATAAATCAATTAAGACAATCTATACACAATAGAGAACAAGATATAATAAATAGAGAAAAGGAAATAAAAAAGAAAGATGAAGAAATTAAAAAATTAAAACAAAATATAAATAAAAGAATAGCTGAAAATAATGCTATGGATGAACAATTAAAAAATTTAGAAACACAGATTATAAACACAAATTTTGAAACATGGAAGAATATAGATTAATTAAAATGGTAGTAAATGATAAAGAAAACAGAAAAACATTATACAAGGTATTAGGTTATGCCTTTATATCTTTTGTAAGTTTTTTTAGTTTCTTGTATGGTACAATGTATTTTATTGTATGGATGGTAAGCATGAAACAATGAGTGCATGTTGGGGTGCTGATTGCTATGTATATTACAAACCAGTAGAACAAGGAAAGAACAAAATGGTAAAACTGGAAATGAATTTACAAGGTAATGTAGTAACAGGCAAAGAACTATATAAACAAAACAGTAAAGAGATAATAAAAAAAATTGAAGAACTATATGAATATATTTATAAAAATTATGTAACTTAAAGTAATTTCATTTGATTTTAATTTGGTTAATATGAAGGCAGGTAGAAATACCTGCTTTTTTTGTGTTATACACTTTGGCTATAATTTTATTGTATAAGTATGAAATTAGATATAATAGTACCTACTGATTTATCAGAAATAACTTTACAGCAGTATCAAAAGTTTGTAAAGATAGATACAGAAGAAAATAAAGATAGCAGTTTTCTAATGCACAAAACTGTAGAAATATTTTGTAACCTTGATCTTAAAAACATTGTAAAGATTAAAATGGTAGATGTTAAAAAAATACTTGCACATTTAAATGAAGTATTTGAAAAGAAAAATGACCTTATACCTACTTTTAATTTAGATGGTAAAGAATATGGTTTTATACCTGCATTAGATGAAATGACTT